GACCGAGCAGCAGGTGCTTGGCTGGTGCTATGCCAACGGAGTCGATCAGAAGGCCATCGAAGCGAACGTCACCGCGCAGATCAACGACCAGATCAACCCTCCGGTTGTGAGTCTGCCGCTGCCGTGGGTTCCGCCGGTTGTCGAACAGAAGGTGCCGGTTTTGGTTGCGGAGGTTGCTCCGGTCGTTGAAGCTGTGGTCGCCTAATATGGAAATCACAGTCAAGCTCACTCAAGAACAAGCCAACGGACTCCTGCAACTTATTGATATCGCTGTCAAAGCCGGTGGCATTCAGAACGCCAAAGTTGCTTTGCCGCTTGTCGATCTAATTGTCAACGCCGCTCAACCTAAATCCGAGTAATGCAAACCGATACCAACAGTAGCAATGGAGTTGGAGTTTCTCTAGCAACCGCTGCCGCTGCTGGTGCGGTTTCATTCATCCCGCAACTGACACAGTGGTTCCAACTCGGGGCCGCTGTGCTGGCTTTTATCGCTGCGGCAATTGGACTCTGGAAAGCTCTAAAGAAATGAACTGGAAAACTACTCTCGCTGGCGTTGGCGCAATCATGGTCGCTGTTGGTGGTGCGCTCAAAGCACTGTTTGACGGAGACCCTACGACCAACATTGATCTTGCCGCGACCATTGCTGCGGTAACTGTTGGCTTTGGTTTGATCGCTGCCAAAGACGCTGACAAGAAGCCGCAGTGAACATCATTGAGCAGATAGTCACCGCTCTCTTGAAGTGGCTGACTGGTCTGGCGAAAACCCCGCCCACCGTTGAAGATGCAAAACCAGACAAAGAGCTTAAAGAAAAGCTGCTGGATCGCATTGACCGCATTGGTTAGCAGTTGTGGCTGTGGGACTCGCGTTGTCATGGTCCCCAGCGGTGAGCCGGTGAGGCTCGCTGAGAGCGTCAAAGCGCGAGTGTGGGTCAAAGGTGCGGACGGTGTTTCTGTGCGCTCCAAGAACCGTATAACGCTCGCAGAAGGTTGGTACGCATTGCCGAAGGAATAATATGTCTCAACAAGTCATTAACGTCGGATCAACCGCAAACGACAACAACGGAGATACGCTCCGTGGGTCGTGGATCAAAGCCAACTCCAACTTTGATGAGATTTACGCTGCTCTACCGCTGACTGCTCCGTCAACTTGGGTTCCTACGCTGACGGACTCCGGTGGTGGTCGCACGTTCGCTTTTACGGTCAACGCTGCTCGACATACGTCCATTGGCTTTGTCTCTACATTCACCGTTGACCTAACCATCAACTCGGTGACTGGAAGCGCGACTGGAAACCTTCGCTTAGGCCTTCCTGATGCGGTGAGTTACAACGCTTCGCTTTCGGTCTGGCTGGATAACGCTACCACTCAAGCTAAGACCTCTGTGATTGGTCTTGCCGTTGGTGGGACTCAGTACGCTGAGTTAAGCCACTACGAAAACGGAGATACCTCCAGCATGGCTTCACAACTCCAAGCCACTTCACGATTGGTTGTCTCCGGTGTTTACTTCACAGCGTGAATCTAATCGCCACCAGTCTCCAGTTGGGGATGAGCGTTCTTCAGAGCGCGATGGGGAACCCGTCGTTCTTGTGGCAGGGAGTGCTGGTGCGTTGTCTTCCGGCTGCGATCACTGACGCTAACTCAGTAATCTCTGGTGGGTTCCAAGATAATGTCCAAGTCCGGCTGTTGGTGAAGCTGGCAGATTGGAGGTTGGCTGACTCGACGCTTGTAACCGTTGACGCTTCTGTGTGGTCTTGTGATGTCGGCTCAAACGCTGACCGGCTCTTGCAGGAGAACGGTAGCTTGATTCTTCAAGAGAACACAGACCGATTGCTGCTGACGTTTGGGAAGATGATTCCGGTGGTGGGTCGTCTTGTGACCTACGACGGACGGCAACTGCGGATTATGTCCGCTCGACGCGATGGGTCCGGTGCGTATTACGTTCTGGACTTGGGAGCCAAAACCAAATGACTCCAACCGTCGTAGTTGATACAACTCGCTTCTCCGCTGCTTGGAGAGAGTACCTCCCGAGAACCAAACGGTCGTTGGCTGAAGCGATCAACGCTCGCACGTTCTTCTTGCTCCTGCGGCTGTATTGCTTACTCCCACCGAAGTCACCGCAAGCTGCGAGAAACAAGATTCTCGATTACTTCAACCGTCCAGTTGGCGAACGTCGTCGTGACAAGAAGACCGGCAAGCTGGTTGGTCGCTCTCGTGAATTGCGAGTGGTTCACTTGATCGCTCAAGCAAAAAACAAGAAAGCCGGTAAGGAAGGTCTCTACGGTGAGAAGATGCGGGAGGCCGCAGCAAGCTTGCGCCGTCGCGCTGCTGGCAGTGTCGGCTATCTCAAGTCTTGCGTCGTCAAAGGTATCAAGAAGCTCTCTCCGTCGTTCACTCAGTTTGGTGGCACTCGACGCGCTCGCAAAGGTTCCGCTGGTGTTCGATCAATTGCCGCCAACCAAGCGTTGTTGAATCTGGCAAACCAATACGGTCTTCCAACCGAAAACGTCTCGGTTCATCGTGGATCGTCTGCTTACGCATACAACGCGAAGGCTGGCATCTCTCCGCACTCGCACGTTCGTATGAACATCGGTCTGGCTGACAACCAGATTGGAAAGGTCAATTCGATCTACGCGAAAGCCATGCAGCAAGCCTACGACGACGAAGCGAAGGAGCTTGAGATCCACATTCGCGCCAAGATGGAAGAAGCCGCAGAAGTGCTGGAGAAACATGGGGTAACCGTATCATGAACGCTGTAGCTCTACGCACTGAACGCGCTTTGGTTGACTGGCTGGCTGCTCAAGACTGGTCAGCGTCTCCGCTTGGGGCTCCAGCTTGTCTGACCAGCTATGGACACGGTGCGTTCGCAGATTCCGATCTTGAAGACCGGATGCCGGACTTCCCGCGAATCGTAGTCCGCGCATCGACTGCGGTTCCGGTGCATCCGTTGGACCGCACTTGCGAGCTAGACGTTTCAGCGGTTCTCCAGTTGAGCGCGGATGATACCTCAGAGCCTCACTTGCTTGCTGTCGTCCAAGTCTTCGAGAATCTCCTGCAATACCTCTACGTTGACGGTAACATCTCGGAGTTGAACGCAGACGACACGGACCCGTCTGGAGGTTTCAACGCTCAGTTCGCGGTTCCCACTGACTTCGGAATCAATGACACTAGCGAAAGAGCTAGAACTTTTACGCGCTCCATGACAATTTTCGCAGCAGCAAACGCAATTTAACAACCCAACAACATGGCAACATCAAAAGGACTCGCTCTAGTCTATGGAGCGAAAGGAACGATAACGCTAAAGACTCCTGCTGGAGCCGCTCTGACAAGTGGAGCAATCACTACGATTGAAAGCTATGACGCGACCCATGAGGCTGACGTTGAGCAGATCAAAAACGGATCTGGTGAAGTTGTGGCTCAAGTCTCCGCTAATGAGCGCATTAGCCTCAACGTGACGTTCATTCCGTCTGCAAGCACATTTGCTCAAGCCAAGCTTGCTGCTGGTCTTCCTGCGGTTAATGGCTCTGCCACCATTGCTTCGAGTGATGGTGTTACCATTGGTGGAGTCAGTATTGATGGCGATTACGTTTACTCCGGTGGTGGAAGCGTTAAGTTCACCAGCAGCGGAAAAGTGATGGTTACTGTTACTGTGACCAAGTATCCGTCGCTCGCTGGTAACGCTACGGTTTTTGATCTTACTACCGCGTAATCGTGGCCGATCTTGCAAAGATTCTCGCAGAGACCGGACCTCCAGCACCATCGGTGCTTGGGGTTCGTCTTGTCCCTTACACCGTAGGACACGCGATACTCTTGCAGCGGTTGGGTTCTCCTTACGTCTTAGGTGGGGAGATTACTTCGAGTGATCTAGTGGAGGCTGTGGTTGTTTGCTCACAGTCTCCACTGGAATCCATTCGATCCATCAAGTCAGTCTGGAAGGATCTTGTCTTGTGGTTGTGGGGAAAGCGGATCGCCAAGCTCAATCTGCTGGCGGAATCCGAGAAGTTCCAGTTGTGGCTGAAAGATCAATCAACCGCTCCTGAAGTGTTGATGGAAGCTGGAACTAAATCAAAGCGTCCCGCAATGCCGTGGCCGGAACGGGTTCTGGTTGGTTGTCTCAACATCGGCATTGGACCCGATGACGCTATCAAGATGCCCATTGGTGACGCTGAGAGGCTGATTCTAGCTCACGCAGAGATGATGGGTCAGGTCCAGTTGTGGGACGACCAAAGCGAAGCCATTTGGCAAAATCAACAGACCAACTAATATGGGTATTCTTTCAATGTTGGTGAAGATCGGTGTTGATGCCGTTAAGTTTGAAACCGATCTCAAACGGCTTCAGAGTCTCGGTGAGAAATTTGGATCAAGCTTTAAGTCAGCTATTACAAGCAAGCTTGGGCAAGCTTTGTCTGCTGGTGCTGTTATTGGATTTACTAAGCATTTAATGACTGCCGCTGACGAGATAACCGATCTCGCAGAGCAGCTTAACATCACGACAGATGAGGTTCAGAGGCTTCAGATTTTGGCAGGTGAAACAGGAGTCAGTTTTGATAAGCTCACTTCAGTCTTAAACAAATTCGAGCAAGCAAGATTGAAAGCAACTTCTGGAGATGAAGAAGCTATCAAGACACTGCAAGCTCTTGGGTTATCAACTGAAGAGTTGAATAACTCACAACTCTCGAACTTAGAGCTATCTGTCAGAGTATCCCAAGCATACAAAGATTCTGGAAGGTCAGCGTCCACGACAACCGCCTTAACGGATTTGTATGGATTGAAGCTTAAAACTGCTGGTGCTGCTTTGGCTGAATATCAAAGCACAGCAGGGAGGGATTTAATATCAAAAGAGAATCTTGATACTATTGCTAAAGGAAACAACTTGTTTGAAGAGCAAGTGCGCCACCTTAAAGCGTTGGCTTCCAAACCTTTGGCCGATGGTATTACAGCACTCGCTGACGCGATCAAATATCTCAGCGATGAAAACAGCAACTTAAACAAAGCTTTTGGAGCAAAGGTTACTCCCGCTCAGATTGGAAGAACTTACTTTGGGAATGTACCGGGAGCAGCGGAAGCTTTTAGAATTGCATCTGGTAATG